TTCCATTTCGTAGATACCATCAATCAACTTCATGGCAAGGGCTTGCTCTGCGTCAATCCAATGGTCGTGTTCATCGAAGTATTGTTCTGCAACATCTTCGGGTTTCATATTGCAACGCCCGGCAATCATACGGGAGAGGTCTGTCTGCAAACTCTCCATCGTGTCTGCCATTTTACGCAATGCAGAAGCGTTCCCCCAAGTACCACCACTAACACTATGTAGCATCAGCTTTGCGTATGGGGACATATAGAGCGGTTTGCCACATAAGGCTATGATTGCAGCTATGCTTGCAGCCACACCGTCAATATATATGGTTATATTGGCCGAAGAAGTCTTGAGGGCATTGTAGATGGCGATTCCACTGAATACGTCACCACCATTACTGTTGATGCGTACTGCGATGTTCTTGTACTTGGTCTGAAGTGCAAGCAACTCACCAACGACACGACCGCTTTCCACTTTGCGACTGTCGCCGACATCACCATAGAGAAGTATTGTTACCTCCTCTTTTCCAGGTATGATATTAAAGAATTTTGCGTCCATTTGAATGATTTTTAGTGCAAATATCGGGAGGTCTTTTAACCCCTCCAAACGCTGATTTTATGGTAGCGTTTTGTAACGCTATCATAGCGTTTAAGGACGCTATCATAAAAGCACAGTTTTTTCCATCGTGATAATAGATGGATATTTGCACTAAAAATCGGTTCATATATGGCAAAAGACAAGTTCGACAAGAAAGGAATCGCCAAGTCATTGTACTTGGATGGCAATTACACACAGGAAGAGATTGCGGATAAGGTAGGCACGACACGGCAGACCATATCGCGCTGGATAAAAGAGGGAGGTTGGGAGGAACTGAAAGCCTCGCTCACCGTAACCCCTTCACAAATCATCGCACAGTTCCAACACCAAATAACAGAGATAAACCGTAACATCAATGAAAGGGAGGAGGGCAAACGTTTTGCCACTCCTGCTGAAGCTGATGCACTGGCCAAACTCGCTGGGGCAATCAAGAAGCTGGAGAACGATGTCGGTATTACTGACTGCGTGGGTGTCGGTATGCGCTTCCTCACTTGGCTTAGACAGTTCGATGTTGAAAAGGCTATCGAATACAATAACCTTTTCGATGCATTCATTAAGGATATAGCAGGACAGAAGAAATGACACAGGAAGAGAGACAAGCCCTACGGAATTGGGAGGAGTTCCACAAGGCATTTAATAGCGATATGCCCGTTGACAATGGGCTGACAAGGCACGATATAGAGAAATGCAAGAAACAGTTGGAGAAAGACCCTGTTGCTTGGATTAAATACTTCTTTCCCAAATATGCCAAATACGAGTTCGCACCGTTCCACATCAAAGCGATACACCGCATCATCGAACACGATGAGTGGTACGAGGTGCTGTCGTGGTCGCGTGAGTTGGCAAAGTCCACCACAGCGATGTTCATTCTTATGTATTTGGCACTTACCGGGCGCAAGAAGTTCTTTGTATTGGCCAGTGCAACCATATCCTCCGCAACGCGCTTGCTGACTCCTTATCGCCTTACCTTTGAGAACAACCCTCGTATCCGTCAGTTCTATGGTGAACAAGTTACTATCGGCCAATGGACGGAGACGGAGTTCACTGCCCGGTGTGGCGCAAAGTTCGTGGCTCTCGGTGCTGGTTCTGCACCGCGTGGTGCAAGAAATGAATCCGTGCGTCCTGATGTCATCTATATGGACGACTACGATACCGATGAGGATTGCCGTAACCCCGAAACGCTCAAGAAGAAATGGGAATGGTTTGAAGGCGCATTGTACCCGACACGCTCCATATCAGAGCCTACATTGATATTGTGGTGCGGTAACATCATCGCAAAGGACTGCTGTATATCCCGTGCCGGAAAGATAGCCAAGCACTGGGACGTTATCAATATCCGCGACAAGAACGGACGCTCTACATGGCCAGCCAAGAACACGGAGGAGATGATTGATACCGTACTGTCCAATATCTCTACCAAAGCAGCACAGGCTGAGTATTTCAACAATCCTGTGGCCGAGGGAAAGATATTCAAGAACCTTCCGTTCGGTAAAGTACCCCCATTGCATAAGTTCAAGTTCCTTGTGGCATACGGAGACCCTGCCTATTCGGACAGCAAGAAGAAGGCCAGCAGTACCAAATCACTATGGCTTATCGGCAAACTGAGAGGAATCTATTACATCATCAAAGGTTTCCTTGCACGCGAAACGAATGCCAACTTCATAGGCTGGTATTTTGAACTGAACAAATATGTAGGTGGCAAGACTACGGTCTATTACTACATAGAGAACAACAAACTTCAAGACCCATTCTATCAGCAAGTCTTCAAGCCCTTACTCCGGGATGAAGTCGAACGCAGAAAGATACAGCTGTACATCAAAGGCGACGAACGAAAGAAGACCGACAAGGCAACACGTATCGAGGCTAACCTTGAGCCTATCGATAGGCATTGTTCTTGGATATTCAACGAGGAGGAAGAACACAATCCGATGATGCAAGAACTAATCAACCAGTTCAAGCTCTTTGAACTGACACTTCCATATCCTGCTGACGGACCGGATAGCGTGGAGGGAGGCATCACGATGATTGATGACAAGACTTTGGAGTTGGAGCCTGTGGTAACAGTCAGTTATGAGGAACTGAACGAATCAAACCCTTACCGTATGTAATCACTATTCTTTTACGATATGGATAATTTTATAACAATCAATGACTACGATGCAAGCATCCACCGCGAGATATTGGATGCGCTGCTACGCAAGGAGAGTCCCAACTATGACCCTCAGATTATTGAGATATGCGAGAACCGTGCCATTGCAGAGATGCGAGGCTATCTGAACAAGTGCTATGACTGTAATGCTCTCTTCTCTGCACAGGGAAAGGAGCGTAACGACTTGGTGCTGATGTTCGCTCTTGACATCACCATCTACCACATCTATTGCCAGCACAACCCTTATAAAATATCAAATACAAGGGTGGAACGCTACAAGCGTGCAATCGAGTGGCTGAAGGGAGTAATGAACGGAGACATCACCATTGATGGCGCACCGACTCTGCCCGATGAGGTTTTGCAGGACAATAGCAGATGGCAGATTGATGCGGATGAAGTCAGACCAACAATGCTTTAAGGTATGAAGAAAACATTAAGGAACAAAAAGGCTGTAAAGCCCACAGAGAAACGTATATCGCAGGGTGGTATGGTTGTCCAGCCGGGACAACGCTTGCCCGATGTGGTATTGCAGATGCCGGAGGTGTTCTACTTTGACATGAACGCCTATATGAACTCGGTGAAGTCGGCAAAGAGTATAGACTATTCAAACCGTGTCCGGCTGTATGATATGTATGATAGTGCTTTGCTTGACCTCCATCTGTCGGGTGTCATTGCAAAACGTTTGAGAGGTGTTACGAAAATACCTATTGAGTTCCAAAGGAACGGAGAACCGGATGAGACGATAAATGCCCAGCTGCGTTCGCCTTGGTTTAAGGAATTGCGCAAGGACTTGGTATGGTCAGAGTTTTGGGGTTATACGCTCGTTCAGTTCTTTTTGGACGATGACGGGAACATACGCTACGAACTTATCAATCGCAAGCACTACGACCCGATTCACCGGAAATTGCTCAAGTTTCAAGGTGATATGGACGGTTTGCCCATTGATATGTTCCCCAATATGCTGTTCGTGGGCAAGGAACGTGATTTGGGTATCTTTGCCGAATTGCTCCCGGCTGTCCTCTATAAGCGTGGCGACATGTCCGATTGGGCGCGGTTCTGCAATATCTTCGGTATGCCGATACGCGAATATACCTACGATGCCGGGGATGAGGAAGCACGCAAGCGACTCATCATTGATGCGAAAAGGCAGGGCGCAAATGCGGTGTATATCCATCCCAAGGAGAGTGAACTGCATTTGATTGAAGCCGGGAACAAAACAGGTTCAAGCGACCTGTACAAAACCTTTGCCGACTATTGGGACAGCAAGATGTCTATCCGTGTGCTGGGCAACACGCTGACCACCGATGCCAAAGAGACCGGAACGCAAGCTCTCGGAAACGTACATAAGGAGGAAGAGGACGAAATGAATGCCGACGATCGTGATTTCATTCTCGACATTCTCAACTATTATATGCGTCCGATATTTGCCGACCTCGGTTTCAATGTAGAGGGTGGCGAGTTCGTATATGCCAAGAAGGATAAAATCAATCCTTCACAACACATCGACATCGTACAGAAACTCTCATCGATGGGACTCCCTATCTCGGACGATTACCTCTATGAGACATTCTGCGTGGAGAAGCCGGAGAACTACGACCAGATGAAAGCCGAAAAGGAAGCAGAGAAAGCAGCCTTGCGTGAACAACTCAACGCACCAAAAGGCAAAGAGGAACAGAAGGGAAAAGACAGCCCTAAAGACAAAGGTAAAACATCATTCAAACAGCGTTTGAAAGGTTTTTTCGGGATAGCCCCGGAAACAGACGGGGCGGATTCCGACTTTTGATGGATAACCTCTACTACGAAGGTGGGCATCCCAACTTTAGCAATGCTGCTGAAGGAGTCCGTTTCTCTCCCGATGTACTGACCACCTTTCTCCGCAAGGTCTATAATGGATTCGACACCAGCAACGACATAGAACCTACCGCATGGCGTGAGGCTTTACGTTTGATAAACGAGGCTACCGTTGAGGGATTGAGCCGGACAGAGATTCCACCGACACACGAAGAAGAGTTCTACAGGGAACTGCGCCATTCCAATGAGGTCTTTGCAGCATTCAAAGTACATTCAATGGGTGAGAAGATGGCCGCAAGGCTCACGACACCGGACGGTAAATTGAAACATTTCCGGCAATGGGCTGAGGAAGTACAAGGCATATCCTCGCACTATGTTGGCAGTTGGTTGAGGACAGAATACGATACCGCCATCATACGCGCCCATACAGCAGCAGATTGGAGACGCTTTGAACGCGACAAGGATATAATGCCCAACCTACGGTGGATGCCTACAACATCACCCGAACCGGACAGCGCACATCGTGTCTATTGGCAAAAGAAACTCACTTTGCCTATTGACCATCCATTTTGGAACAGACACCGTCCGGGAGACCGTTGGAACTGCAAGTGTACGTTGGAACAGACCGATGAACCTGCCAATCCCGAAGTTTTGGACGACATAGAGGAAACACCACCACAGTGTGGACTCGAGAACAATCCCGGTAAAGATGGCCATACTTTCAACGATACGCACCCATACTTCCCGAAGAACTGTTCACAATGCCCGGCATATCGTAAAAGCGGCATAAAGAACCGTCTTTTAACGCTGTTTGAGAACCGCAAAAAGGACTGCTACAATTGTCCGTTTATTGATGGCTGCTTGTATGGATTGAATAAAGATGAGATAAAGGACATCAAGAAACAGGCAAGACAATCTATCCAAGGAAAGAGCCTTTCACATCCCCAATTTGATGGTGATATACAGATTTCAAGACGAAGCATTGATGAGTGGACAAACCAACCGCACAGACATTATGCTGAAAAGAACAGAATGATATTGCATATTGACGCGGTTCTTGGAGAATCAAAATACTTGGGAGTAGGAAATGATATAAGTACCAAACCTGGAAGTAAATGGATTCACTTGTTTGAAATAAAGATAAGAGGCGACAAGAGTTGGATTATTGTCAAGGAGTATGAAGACGGGAACAAAATGCTGTATAGTATTACAGATGGTGCAGATATATTAAAAGCCCTAAAATGAAAAAAGCCCCAAATCACGGCTGGAACTACAATCCGGCATAGATAAGGAACTTTCTTCGTTGCAAAAGTACATATTTAATCATAAAACACAAAGGAAATGGAAAAGATTTTAGACTTTATGAGAAAAAGTAACCGATACAAGCACCTTATAGGTGGCTTTTTGGTGGGCATTTGCGCTTTATCAGGACTCAATGCCATATATGCAGCAGCTGTTGCTGCAACCTGTATGGAACTCAAGGATAAACTACATGGCTGTATGTGGGACTGGATAGATTGGATTATAACCGTTTTCGGCGGCTTTATGGCCGCTTTAATCTATTGGATGTTATGAGCAATGCAAAAGAGTTACAGCGTAAGGTGGAACGCCTTAAAAAGGAAATAGAACGGGAGGTTTACGACAAACTGCCTCGCAAGGTGGGTAAGATTGCTGTCAACCATTTCAAGCAGAACTTCCGGGAAGGTGGTTTTGTCGATGGAGGCGTGCAACCTTGGAAGAGGACACGCAGACAAGACGGTGGAGGAACAGATGCCAAATACTCTCCGCTGACTTCACGACGCGACCACCTTATGCGTTCCATTCAGTCAGAACCGGGACGTGGAGTAGTGACCATCACCAACCCGGTTGAATATGCTGCCATACACAACGAAGGTGGTACTGTTGAAACCAATCCCACTGTAACACCCAAAATGCGAAAGATGGCGTGGCGTAAAGTCTATTCGTTGGCTGGAGTCCGTAAGGGTGAGAAACTGCCGGAGGAACTGCCCGAAGAGGCTGCAAAGTGGCGTGCCTTGGCTCTGACAAAGAAAACAAAGCTCCACGTCAAAGCCAAAATCCCTAAACGTCAGTTTATGGGCGAAAGCAAGGAACTGACAGAGAAGATAAACAAAATGATTACAGAATCAATAAACAAGATTAAAGATGGAATCAATGATTTGTAAACTCATTGCTCACATCAATGAGGAAATGCCGGAACTGTCAATGGTGGATGAAGACTAC